GATCGGCTCGGTGGATTTAGAATTAATCACAAAGGCTCCTCCGAATGTGCCGGCAATGAGGGACTTTCCTGATGCCAGCCATTGGATTTCGTTCGATTCGTTCGAGGCAAGCGCAAGATTTAGCGCATCGTCGTTGGCTTCGGTGTCCAAGTGAAAGTTTTCAAATTCAAATGTCTTTGACCCCCAGACCTTTTGAGGTTCATGGTTAGTCCTGGCAAACCAAAGCCTTCTTTCATGGAGTTTTACACTGGCTGGATATCCCCTTACCGAACTCCAAGCACCTTCCGACCATTTGGTGGTAGCGGTTGAGGCTTTAAGGCTCTTAATGACTGTGGCCGTCGCTGTGTAACCGTTGACAACGTTTGTGATCTTGACAAAACCAATTTCCTGCAGGCCGGTCGTTACGTTCGTTTGCGCCAAGCCTCCTACGGCCCAAAATGAATTATGATGTCCGAGGGTACTTGCAGAAACGGTAAATAGACTTGTTGTCGTGGGGGTGACGGTAAGATTGACTGTTCCGGTGGTTGCAGAAGGGGTGATCGTAATCGTGGTATCAGTATTTTCATCCTTAAAAGGCCCTCCGGTAAAAGCAAAATCTGCAATCGTCCATTCGTTTGCGGTAGTTCTGACTAATTTTTGAGGAACATGATTCGGATGGGCTAAATAAATAACGTCATTGATCTGGGCAAATTGAACCGCAAAAACTTCGCTTTCCGTGAATACGGTCGTCAACTGATAGGCTGAGGTGGTATACAAAGCCGCTATATTGGTGGCTGTTAGTTCTTGGTGGATAAAAGAGATATTGTCAACTTTTCCTTTCCAGTTTTTAGCCCCAGCCGATGACGTGGTCCCAATTCTAAAAAGAGATGCCGTATCTGACATTTTGACAAAACTTGGGTCTGCGGTAAAAGTATGGGCGGCAAGAACTCCATTAACATAAATTTTACAGTCTGTGGTTAAAGATCCGTCACCTTTAAACACAACGACAATAAAACGCCATCCTTCCGTAATAGGAGAATTTACTTTCCAAGAATTTGTGACGGATCCGGCATAAGCTTTATCTGAAGGAGTAAAATTTGCCGTCCAGATGGCGGTTCCTTTAACGACTCGAAACTCATCTAACCATCCGTTTAGAACACTTAGGCCCGCTACATCTGCATTGCCAATGAGTACGCCGGTCCCGCCCGTAACGTCTGCGGAGGAAGTAAACGTCCCTTGCGAAAAACCGTTGAGGTAGACCGTACAAGTCGAGCCGCTTCTAACTAATGCGATGTGATACCAAGTGTCGTTAGATAAAGCCCCGCCGGGCAAAGTGATAACATTCGAACTGGCGTTGATACGAACTTCGATTTGGTTCGTACCCGCGATATTCATCTGAACGTTTTTACCGGAAGTATTTTTGCCAATATCAAATAGTGACATATTGGTTCCAATAGCCGCAAAGCGGACCCAGAAATCGATCGTAAAATTCCCAGTTCCAAAATCCCAATCTGCGTTATCGGGCACAGTCAAATAATCTCCCGAACCATCAAAAAGACCGGATGCTCCCCCAAATTTTGATTGAGCGGTATCAATTTGAGCGTTCCCTACGGCTGAGGGGGAATGCGCTGATTGAGAAGAATCTGTAAAGGTTGTTGAGGCATCCACTCCATCAAAATGAAGCAGTAGTTTTACCTCAGCATTTCCCGAGCTTGCTAAAAAAGATAATTGATCGGATGCATCGATGGAAAGTTCATATTCTCCGGCTTTTGAAAGAAGTGCTTGGGCCGCTCCGGTATCGTCATAATAAAACCATCCCATAATCGTCATGGGTTGAGTTGAAGCAGTCCGTGTGAAGTCGGCATGATCTGCTACTGAAATATGGTAACGTCCGGCTAAATTGAATCCGGTGCTCACAATCGCGGTTGTGCTTAAACTTGTGGTAAGGGTCGAAGCGGTTCCGTCGTGAGTTGCGCCTACCGCGTCAAGAACGGTCGTAGAATTGGTGTTGTCGTTAGCTTTCCAGTGAGCTTTTAGGTTCGCGGTGTAATCGGTTAAAGTCTCAGTTCCTCCAGGAGTAACGACTTGGCCCCTGCTTGTATAAAAACGAAAATAAAGATCGCCCATTTCGATGACATAGGAATCTGTTTTGTTAAATACGAATGGGATGAGACGAGTCCTGAGCGTAGAATCGCTTACAGTGGCAACATACCTAGTCCCAGGCATTGAAATGGCCGGACCGTAGGATCGAGGAAGAAAGTTTTCTACGATCTCGCAGGCATTGGCGTACTGCGCGATATCGGTGCGTCCGAAAAGAGCAGGAGCGAACTCGCCGCCCGTGAAGGAAGTTTGAATGACATCAGCTTTCATACTTGGCCGTTCAAGAATCCGCCGCCCCGGTATTAATCTTATTCTGGATAGCGGTACGGATTTGGTTGGCTGTTAGTGCTGGCAAAGACGGAACCACAGCCGCGCGGAGAATATTTATTTCATCCATGACGACCAACACAACAGCTCTTAATAACTTATAGTCTGGTTTGGAATGAGCCAGATTAGATAAAGCAAAAGTACGGTCTTGAAGATTCTGCCATACAATCTGTGCAGAATCTGACCAGTCGAAAGAATCAATGATGGCTTGAGCATCAAGCTTCTGCTGTGCGGTAACATTATCTTTGAAGTCGATGCGGATAGAGCCTTGGGAGCCAGATACTCCCAAAATTGGTATTCCTGAACCCTCAATATCAGAATGAAGTCTATTTATATCTTTCATCCCCATATCTCACCAAATAAACCTGATTGCCTTCCAGCACCTGCCGGTTCTCCAGCATCACCAGTGAATGTTGAAGTTCCTGCCCGAGAAGCTTCAAGCCACCTCAGAGTATGATAACCAATTCCAATGTGGTCTAAATAAAGAGCCGACATCGTAAAATCAAGACCCGTAACGGCAACATTCTGGTTTGTAACACTAAGCCCTGCCGCTGTTGTATTATCCAAACCAATAGCCAAGAGAGGAGCCTCTGAAGATTTTGCATTCCCTGTTAAAATAGCATGACCCCTTACAGGATCTTCATTCACACCAACAATAAATTCCAAGCAGTTAGCTGGTGCCGTAGCCGCATTTGCTATCCTGAGTGTCGCTGAGTTGTAAGTCCACGTATCCGCAGTATCAATTACTTTGTTTTGTCTTAAAACTCTATTATAATAATTCCAAAGAAATCTTTTCCCTCCAACTTGAGTAGTCGTTCCACCCTCTGAATCTTCAGTCTCGGTTGTGGAAATCGTATAAAAAGTTCCAAGATACCTCCGAGTTAAAGCCCCCGTCTTGCAATAAATTCCGTTCTGAAGAACTAAGGCCGTAGCCCGTGTTGTTCCATTTGTCCAAGCCAAAAGCTCAAGTGTCAAAGTCCCGGCATTGTCATAGATAAAAACATCGTAGGGAAGCCCGCTTGTGAGAGTTCCCAAAGCCAAAGTCAACTCCGTGAAGGTATACATGAGCCAGCGGGTACCGTCATAAATTGAAATCTTATCTCCCTTGTAAGGAGTGAAATAAACCGAAGTGGAAGTGACGTTTGTTGTAGTGACAGCAGTCCCACTGGTAAGAGTCAACCGACCTTGGCAGATATGGGGAAGAAGGGTTCCGAAAAGGCGGTCAGATCCTATTTTATTGGAGGTCGGCCCCGTATTATCTACGATGTAAATATCATCAGAAAAATCTGGAACACTCATCTCTGCGAGTGCGGAAACTTTTGTATCAGGCATTAGGATTCCAGTATAATTTTAGAACCATCTTCCAAAAGGACATAACTTGAATCTTCGAGTAATAAATCATTTGATGCTGCAGCCGCTGCCTGGTCCTGGTTGATTCCCATCAACATCATTGAACCCATAATCAAGCCTCATCGTAATAGGCAACAGAAAAATCAACACGAATAGAGGCAGATAAATTTAAGCGGAGCGTTCCGTTAGAAGCTGTCGCAAATAAAAATGCCGGTGGTGTTACGGCTAGATTGGCACCCGCGTTCGCTCCGCTTGGTGCTTGTAAAAGAACTCGCCAAAGCTCGGTACCGGAATATCCTCCTGTGTGAAAAGAACAAATCGCGCCAGTTGTGGAAGTGGTCGTAAGGGAAAAGGCGTAAACCTTTGTTTTGTTTGATCCGCCAATAACGAGCACACCGCTTGTTGCTGTAAGCGTTCCGCTTGAACTGGAGAGACTTTTCCCGTGATCGTTAGCTAAAACGAAACGCGGGACTGTGGCACCTGTTGCTCCCACGCCTGCGGCAATGGCGGTTTGGCCTGCTATAAGTGTCGCGGTAACAAGGGTGCTTGATAGTGACACCGTTCCTGAAGTCAAATTTACGATCAAGCTTCCGTCGGCATTCGCTAAAACCGGGTAAAGATCAGCCGTGTCAGAGGCTACGCGCTTTGCGTATAAAGCGGCAGCTTGGATATCTTTTTGGTCAAACAGCCTTAACGGATCACCCATCAGTTATAAGACCTCGAAGGGTCTCCTCCCCCATCTAAATATTTCGCGCTCGTCCAGGCGTCATCTAAAGGCACTTGTTTTGTCCCGCCTTGGGCATCGTAAGCCTTAGCTCTTGGAAGGGAAATCTTCTCCAACTTCTCAAGAAAAACTGCTCCCCTTTTTGGATCGTTGGCTATTTGAAGCAAAATATCAGCGCACAGTTTGTCAATAAAAGCCGTCACGAAGTGGGGCGACCATAAAGACTCATCCGTTTGGTCATAGATATATTTAATGCCGAGTCCGGTGGTGTCAGAAATGATATACCCACCCTCTTCCCGCCACGTGGCCCGGGGGTCACTGACTTCAAGGAGTCTAAGAGCGTTGCTCGGCCGGTTATAAACGAAACCTGCTGTCGAGCCTTCTTCATCGTGAAACCAGGGAATCAGCGAAGTGGTGGTGTTTGTGACCAAAGTGGAACGGGTCGTAGAAAAACTCCAGGGGCATTCCGTCATCATGGTCCGCCTTGCAATGTTATAAATCGCATTTAAAGCCGATGACTTCGGGGTATCCTCATTGAAGTTATAAATTTCCTCTAACCCCAAAAGAACAAGGGCCCTGTTTACGGTTGTTGTGACGGTCGTTGAAAAGGTCGGCTTCGTAGAACCTTGGGCGTTATGAGACTTGGCCCTTGGAAAAGTTATCTTCTCAAATTTTTCTAGGAACGCAACGCTCGCTTCTTTATCTTTTAGAATCTGAGCGTAAATGTCCGCGCAAAGCTTATCGATGAAAGCAACTGTAAAAAAAGGTGACCATAACGATTCGTCCGTTTGATCTTGAATATATTTCGCTCCAAGACCCAAGGTATCCGAAATAATGTAGCCGCCTTCTTCTCTCCACACAGCTTTAGGGTCAGACATCTCGAGTATGCGAAGCGCGTTTGATGGACGGGTGTAAACGTACGCTGATCCAGCCCCTTCTTCCTGGTGACGCCAGGCAATACTAATACTGCTATTCGTGGAAAGCGTGGAGCGGGTTACTGCAAAGCTCCAAGGAGCATCCGCCATCATAGATTGACGCGCGATGTGATAAATCGCATTCAGCGCCGATGCTTTTTCTGGAATATTATAAATTGATTCTACCCCGCACAAGACAAGGGCTCTATTAACCGCGGTCGTTGCGGTAATGGAAAAAGAAGATTTTGTTGACCCTTGGGCGTTCTTGGCTTTCGCCTTCGGCAGAGACACTCTTTCCAGCTTCTCAACAAAAGCGGCTGCTTTTGTGAGGTCATTTATAATTTGATAAGCAATGTCAATGCATAATTTGTCGATAAAGGCATCTACAAAATAAGGCGGGAATTTCGAAACGTCCGATTGATCAAAGATGTACTTGGCCTTCAACCCAAGAGTATCTGAAATAATCAGATCGCTTTCCTCCCTCCATTTCGCTTTTGGGTCACTGACTTCGAGAATTTGGAGAGCGTCGCTGGGCCGGGTGTAGACATATCCGGCGGCAGAGTTTTCTCCTTCATGAAACCACGAGACAAGGCTTGCCGTTGAGTTGGTAGCGAGAGTTGACCGGGTGATTGCGAAGCTCCAAGCGGTTTCGGTCAGTAGACCTTTTCTAGCTATTTCATAGATACTATTCAAAGCTCTGGCATTAGCGGAGTCTTCTGTTAGGGATGCAACGGTGGATGCCCCACAAAGCACAAGGGCGTGATTGATGATTGCGGTCGTGCTGTAAGTCGCCATGATTTTCTCCTAGAAAAGACAGGAGAGGGGAGTTTTAATCCCCTCCCCCAGCTTTTTATTCCTCTTACGTGTACCGAACGATCGTCTTGACCGTTCCAGTGGTCATCGTCCAGTTGTTCAGTTTGATCGAAACAGTAACTTGCGTCCCTGTCGTCACGAACTGAAAACCAGCATCGACGAAATTGTCAAGCTGACCTAGCGCCGCAACTGCCGTTCCGAGAATATTTCCGGAAGGCAGTACGATACCTGAGCGTGTCAGGTTATGCGTGATCGTTGTCGCCGGCAAGAAGGTGGCCACGGTTGCATCAGTCGAGAAACCAATAGAAACCGTCCCGCTTGTTTGGGAGGCGGTCGTATTGATTACCGCAACGATGCTCGTGATCTTCTTGTTCAGTGGCAGCACGGCAATATCAATCGTGGTGTTGGTGTTCGTGAATGCGATCGTGTAAGTATCGATCCACACCTTTTCCACGGTCTTGATATAGCCGTCCGGCACAATGTTATCCCCGGAACCTCCGAGGTTGTACTTAGCAACATACGTTGCTTCAGCCATAAATCACTTCTCCTTCTCCCCTATAGGGAATTATTCAGAGGATCACTCTGAAGTTAATTGAACTTCGCAGACCCGCGCTTCTTCCAAACGGACCGCGCCGATATTCAGCTCGTAGTAGACCTGCCATGAATACGACAAGTCTGCCCGTTCATCCGTGCGGACGAGAGGCTCCGTTCCCATCGCCATGCAACAACCGTAACGCTGCATCGCAAAAGCACTCGTTACGGTTCCTGAAGACGAGAGGTTCGTGGTAACGATCCACTTAAAGCCCATCCAGGTGTCAATATCCCCACGGACCAACGCCTTAATCGTGACGTAATCCGAGGAAGTTGCCTGGGTGGTGTTTAAGAGAGCGTCCAAACCTTGGGGCGTGATGACGAAGAAACGGTCTTCTTCTTCAACATCCTCAAGATCCAACACCCTCTTCACGGCCCGGACGCGTGCGAAAGTCAACGTCGCGGCGGTTCCTTGAGTCAGTCCGCCGGTCGGGTTGAGATGCGCAGCAATCGCGGTCGTTCCGAGAGTGTTGTTAGTCGATCCGGTTTCACCTGATTTCGCATTAGCCAGAACCTGATTGGCGATGACCGTATCAATCTGTCTGCCAAGAGATTGAGCCGCAGCGATGGTGTAAGCGGACCTGGGGTCTGAAATCATCCGAAGCTCATCCCCTCGGTCGAGCATCCGATTGTCGTGGTAATCGACCATCGTGCCCATCCGGCGGGCGAGGTTCGGATCGTTATTCGGGGTCTGGACATTGCGTCCGCCCTTTGTTGACATCGACCATTTGCCAATCTGGTCTTGAAAAAAGACCTTGGCCTTGACATTTGGCTTCATGTACACGATGGGCATAAGCTTCGAATATTTCTGCTGTGCTAATTGCATAATATTCTGAGCGTACGCTTGCGCGTAAACGACACTTAGGGTATCTGCCATGACGATCTCCTTTTTGGTTATCAATCAACCGCTTGGGATTTGATTGTCCTCTGAAGGAGGATCGCCTCTTACGCTTCCTGCAAGCGCCGGGTCATTTCAGATTGTCCGGCCGATCACTTAATCAAAAGGGTCTTTAAGATTGTCCTTTTGAATTTTTTATAACCTGATAAAGACTGTTCACAAACTTGACGGCTTCTTGGTGCTCACGCTCCGGTGCTTTCGGGTTTGAATAGGGATGACTAGGGTCGCTTCGAATTGCATCGATTTCTCTTTGCGCTTCGTCTGGAGTCATCGAATGTCTTTGATATTTAAAGTCCCCTATTTTATTCTCGGAAAACTGATCCCCGATTTTTGAGAGGAACTTTATCCCTCTGGGGTCCGACGAGAGCACCGCGGTGATGTAATCATTCGTTTCCTGATTCTCGGAGAATTTATTGATAACCATCTGTCCGAGTTCCACCTTGGACTGATAGGCATCCCCCCACTCGCCGCGCATCTGGTTGATGACTCCGGTCAACTTTTCCTTCTGATCCTTCAAGGCTTTGGCGTAAGCTTGCTGGGTCATATTCGTGTAAGATTCCCAAAGACCATCCGCTTGTTCCGGGGTAAGGTGCTGGCTATGAACCGTCTTTGCAAATGCCGCCTTGTCAAAGGCAAGACCTTTCATCGAATCGGGGATGGCCACATCTTTTAAAGAATATCCTTCGGGAGAATCAGGTACTCCCAGGGCTTTATTAAAAACTTGGCGTCCAAGAACGTCATCTTTGCCTTTTGGGATGGGAACTTTCTCGTTTCCGACAAGCCTGACTAATCCAAGATGGCTTTTTACCGCGTCATTAAATCCCTCAACGGTATCTGGAAATAACTGAATCGTCGGACTATTGGCATAATCCGGCAGAAGGCGCGATTTCCAATTAAAATCAGGCGCCGGCTTCGTTGGTGTTACTGGTGTAGCTGGGGTCTCTGGATTTTCCGCTACTGGGGTCACAGGATTTTCCACGGTAGTCATTTAAATCTCCTTTTCTGATAGCGCGACGATTTGGTCAGGGTTAAATTTGAGAAGCGTTTTAATCGTCGCAAGAACCTGACGCTTCCCGTGTTTGATTAAAATCATGTTCGGATCGGTTTCGATGAAGTCGTACCAGCCGCAAAGCTGTTCTAAAAACTCGATTACCTCTTTGCCTTGAGGAGTATCGAGAGACGCCCTAAGATTTGATTGGAGCGCTCTCACATCATCTATATTTGTAAGATAAATCATTTCGTTTCCTTTGCCTCAGCAAAGCTCTTTTCAGCTTGCCCCGCGTTCTTGGCAATTTCAGACCCGGCCTGCATTTCCGCCATGTCCCATTGACGTTGAGAGCCTTGCGCCCGTCCTTCACGGATTTGTCTGACTTCATCATCATCACGAAGGACTTTGATATTCGCTCCGGTGATCGACCAAACTTCATCGGTCACTTTATCCGTATCAATTTTGTCAAGGACTTCCGGGTTGTATTGGGCCATTTGACCCATCATCGTAAGCCCGGTAACAAGAGTAGTCAGTTCTGCTCTCCGCTGCGCCTGGGCTAAGACTCCGACAAAATCAATCTCATAGGTAGGATTAAGAATTATTTCCATCGGAGGTTCGGGAAGTCTTCCGCGGCGGCCTAAAATACTGATCGTCCGGTGTACGATCGGGCTGATTACTTCATCCAAATACCGTCCTACGGCTGGACCGAGCATCGTCATTTTCTCGTTGATCCGCTCCATAATCTCGGGGTTGTTCATGTCTTTTGTGATGTTCGAGAAGGCTAGAAAAACGTCCTGGTACATAATCCTTTTCACTTCCGAGGAATAATACGCAACCGCGTTCAAGCCGACTTGAGGATCTCCGGTATTCCCAAAAGGAAATATTTCCCGGCCCAGCATCTTCTCGGAACTGTAGTAATTGATGGCTCTGGGGTTCATGTTAAGCGGTGCGATAAAGGCATTGTTCGGAAGCGCAATTGGCGGATCGGTGTGCTTCATCATGGTCCTGAGATTGGTCTTTGCGATGGCGTTTAAAATTCTTGCGAAAGGAAGTGCCTTCATAGCCGGTGAGAATCCCCAAGCCAAGAAAGGCCGTCTGTCAAACCGGTGAGCGAAGGCCGGAAACTCGTTATAGCCTGATTCTTCAACGATCATTCTTCCTTCGACATCGATCCATAACGCTTCAACCGGAAGATTCTTCTTGTCTTCCTTCTGGATCTCACGGGCGTATCGGTCCGCAATGTAAAGAATGAATTTGTGCTTTCTGGAATCGCCTTTGCCGTGTTTGATTTCTTCTCTTAGAGCGGTCGAAAGCGCATCCTCCCCCCACCGGCCGGCGGCTTGATTCGCGGTGTATTCAAACTCAATGAAAAATTTACAGATTCTTCCACGAGCATCTTCCACGATCAGGACTTGCTTGAGGGGCATATTGTAAAACCGGACATCATCTTCGATATCCTCTTCCTCAAAAAGCAGGGATGTTCCATAGACTCCGCTTGATTTGTAAGAGGGAAACATCTGGTCGTAGAAGTTGGACCGGTTGAGAGCATAATTAACTTCCGACATCACATCTTCAAAGAAATTTCCCACCTCTTTATTGGCCGAAAGTTCAGGGTTTCTGTGGCGTAGTCGGGACCATTTGGAGGTGGGAGGAGTGAGGTAGTTCATGAACCCGGACGCAAAGACATCCGCAGTTTCAAGGGTCGTGGAATCCCAGAGCTGGGAAGCATCGACTTCGTTCCCTCCCGAATACGTCCTATTTACATCCTGGGATTCGATGTAAAAATAGTCGTGCATCGTCTGCCAGTAACTTTCGAAGTTACGGCGTTTCGATAACTCTTGTTCGAACTGCTGGATTAACTCGTCGGCGCGGGGCTTTGAGGCAGGCGCAGATTGAGCATACGGCATAAGAAATCCTTTAGGAACTTGAAAACAGTTCCTGGGGTTATCTCAATGACCATAGGCTCATCCTGTTTGGCAGGAGTCGGCACCTTTACGTTGTTTGGTTTGTTTGAAATTGGAGAGGCTACATTTGAAGAAAAATTCATGGTACGTTTTTTATTCCATTCGCTGTTTGGATTTCTGCGTTCCGCCCAGCCCATTATAAGTCCTTCACAAAATGCGTTTCCATCGGCTTGAATCCGAGCCGTTCATAAA